CACCTAAATTCAGCGACTTCTTAATTGCTCACGCATCACAGCAAGTTGCTCAATTCGTTGAAAACAACATCTGGTCTGGTGCAGGTACAGCAAACACTTTCGAGGGTTTCACTGCAAAACTAACAGCAGACGGAGACGTTAATGACGTAGTAGGTACTACTGTAAATGCAGGAAACGTAATTACAGAATTAGGAAAAGTTGTAGATGCAATTCCTAGTGCAGTATATGGTAAAGACGATTTATTCTTGTATGTTCCTCAAAACGTTGCTCGTGCTTATGTACGTGCGTTAGGTGGGTTCGGTACTGCAGGTGCTAATGGTGTAGACAACAAAGGTACACTATGGTATGGAATGGGTAACGACCTTGCATTTGACGGTGTTAAACTTGCAGTTGCAAATGGTCTTGCAGACGATACAATCATTGCTGCACAAAAATCAAACTTGTACTTTGGTACTGGTCTACTTTCAGATCACAACGAAGTACGTGTACTTGATATGGCAGAAATTGACGGATCGCAACAAGTCCGAGTAGTAATGCGTTTTACAGCAGGTGTACAGCACGGTATTGGTAGCGACATCGTATTGTATTCGTAATTAGATTTAGTTAATAACCGAAAGGGGTAGGTTGGAATAGTCTTGCCTACCCTTTTTTAGTAAAAAGAAAAATAATATGGCTTGTAATTTAACAACAGGAAGAACAGAACCGTGCAAGGATAGTGTAGGTGGTTTGACAAAGGNTTACTTTGTAGACTTTGAAGACTTTACTATTGACGGTGTGTCTTACGTAGGATCAACAGATGCTATTGATGCTATCACGGCAGCAGATACGTCTATCACGGCTTATCAGTATGATTTAAAAGGTACATCTTCGTTCGAGCAAACAATCACATCTAGCAGAGAAAACGGTACGACATTTTATGATCAAAACTTGACACTACAATTTAAGAAATTAGATAGTGCAACACACGATGAAATTGCTTTGTTGGCAGTTGCTCGTCCACACGTATTTGTAGAAGACAATAACGGAAACATTTTTGCAGCAGGTCTGGAATTTGGTATGGACGTAAACGGTGGAACAATCGTAACAGGTGCAGCAATGGGAGATTTGTCTGGTTATACTTTGACACTTCAAGGTATGGAAAAAAAACCTGCAAACTTCTTATCGCAATCACTAGCATCAACAGGTGTAACAGTTTCAGAGACACAGATCAATCCGTAATAGGATCATTTAGAAGTAGAAAGGGGACGTATATCGTCCCTTTTTTTTTACCCTTGCACCAGTTGTAATTTTTTTATTGTTATATAAGTATGGAGATATTAAGTACAACAGNAGATAGTACAATCAAAGTCATACCAAGAAAGCAAGTAAGCAATGCCTTTGTTATATATAAAAACGTTTCAACAAACAATGATAGAACAGTTTTTAAAGTTGACTTAACGTATTTAGAAAACCACGTATCTTTTGTTTTAGAAGAAGACACGAAAATTGCTTTAAAAGTAAAAGAGGGACAGTTTGTACATTTCGAATTATACGAGGGAGAAACAATGGCTGAAACAAACACTTTGTTATACAGAGGTCGTATCTTTTTTACTGATCAAACAATCAACCAAAACGCAGGAGACACGTATAGCATCAATAAAGACGTTTACGAAGAAGCACAGACGGACAGTAATAACTACATAATTTACGAATAATGAGTGAGATAAAAATAGTGCAACTAAAATCGTATACTTCGCCAGACATAAAAGTAGAAAAGCGAAAAGACTACGTAACATACGGAAGTAAGAATAATTATTTTTCGTACTTAATAGACAGGTATACAGGTAGTCCAACAAATAACGCAGTGATCAACGGTATTAGTCAAATGGTATTCGGTAAAGGACTAGACGCAACAGACAGCAACAAAAAGCCAGAAGAATACGCACAGGCAGTAACATTGTTTCATAAGGATTGTGTACGTAAACTGGTATACGATCTTAAACTTATGGGACAGTGTGCAATACAAGTCATTTATTCAAAAGACAGAACAAGAATAGCACAGATCGAGCATATGCCAGTAGAAACACTTGCAATGGAGAAGTGTAATGACAAAGGAGAAATAGAGGGGTTCTATTATTGCAGTGATTGGAGTAAGATCAAACCGAACGAAACGTTAAAGCGTATACCTGCATTTGGAACTAGCAAGGAAGCAATAGAAATACTGTATGTACGCCCTTATGTAGCAGGACATTATTATTATAGTCCAGTAGACTATCAAGGAGGTTTGCAATATGCAGAATTAGAAGAAGAAATAAGCAACTATCACTTGAACAATATATTGAATGGTCTAGCACCCAGTATGCTAGTTAATTTCAATAATGGTGTGCCGAATGAAGAAGAACGTGCAAACATTGAAAAACGGATCTATGACAAGTTTAGTGGATCTAGCAATGCAGGTAAATTTATATTGTCATTCAACGAAAACGCAGATACGGCAGCAAGTATAGAGCCAGTGCAATTATCAGATGCTCACAATCAATATCAGTTTTTAAGTGATGAAAGTATGAAAAAGATAATGGTGGCACACAGAGTTGTAAGTCCAATGCTATTAGGTATTAAGGATCAGACAGGTCTTGGAAACAATGCCGATGAACTAAAAACAGCCAGTACGTTAATGGACAACGTTGTGATCAGACCATTGCAGAATTTATTGATAGATGCATTTGATAAGATACTAGCGTATAACAATATCAGTTTAAACCTTTACTTTAAAACACTGCAGCCACTAGAATTTGTTGATCTAGAAAACGTAGTAGATGCAGAAACACGAGAAGAAGAAACAGGTCAAAAGATAGAAGAAAAGGTAACAGAGACACTTGCTAAATTATCAGCAGAGGATAAAGGAGATATTGAATTAAGCGATGACGAATATCTAGGTATATTGTCAGAATTGCACCCAGACATAATTACAGACGAATGGGAAGAAGTTGTCTCACGCCCATACAGCGTTTCTAACAACACTAACGAGGAATGGGCATCACAATATATCAAAGCAAAGGAAACAACGCTACAAAAGTTGGCAAATGCCGTTACAGCAAAACCTAGTGGGTTCAGTTATTTAGATAAGTCGTTTTACAAGATACGATACAGGTATCAAGAAAGACACAGCAGTGATAATTCACGTAAGTTTTGCAAGGCAATGATGTCAAGAAGTGGCAGAGGGTATGTATACCGATTAGAAGACATTGATAAGGCAAGTAGAGACGGTGTAAACAGAAGTTTCGGACACAAAGGTAAGCCGTATGATTTATTTCGTTTTAAAGGTGGAGTAAATTGTGGACATTACTGGGAACAGGTATTGTACAGATTAAAGAAAAAGACAGACGGATCGTATTATAAAGACACAGGCAACATAGGACAGTTTGAAGAAACAGACAGCATACCGAAAACGTATGTAGCAAGTCCCAGAGGATCGAAAGACAGCGTAATTGCACCAAAGGATATGAAAGACAATGGTCATCACCCAAACTGGAAACCTAGTAATAAGAAGTAAAATATGGCAACAGCGTTATTGATAAGTAGAACAGATCTAGTAAGAAACACGATAGTTGACGGTAATGTTGACACTGATAAGTTTATACAGTTTATTCGTATAGCACAAGAGATCCATATTCAGAATTATTTAGGAACGTCTCTGTTAGAAGCAATACAGGCGATGATAATTGCAGGTACGTTAACGCCAGAAGACAATCCAGATTATTACAATTTGGTAAACGACTATGTAAAAGATATGTTGATACATTATGCAATGGTAGATTATATACCGTTTGCAAGTTACCAGATCCAAAATAAAGGAGTATTTAAGTCCACTAGCGAAAACGGAGAAATACCAGAAAAAGCAGAGATAGATTATTTAATAGATAAACATAGAAATTTTGCACAGTTTTTTACACGTAGATTTCTAGACTACATTTGCAATAATATGAGCAAGTTTCCAGAGTATACGAGTAACGACCAAGAGGATATGTTTCCAGATACAACAGCAGATTTCACAGGTTGGGTGTTATGAAAAGAAAAAGTAAACCAAAAGTAAAAAACGTAGAACTCTTAAAAAGGTTTCTAAAAAAAGTAGAAAAGTATGGCAACACTTACAGGACAGAGAATAAAAGATAGTTATGACGGACTTCTCAAAACAGAAGACAGTACGCAAGGAATACCTGCAACAGGCAAAACAACCGTACAGGACGGATTGGGCAATGATAGTGATTTAGAAATTGGACAGGTTGATAATGGAGTTGGAGTTAAAACTAAATTAGAAGTAAACTACACAGAGGGTACTTTTCCAAGAGTCTTTCCACCTTACAACCCAACTGGCGAATTTAACACAGAGCCGACTGGACGAGTTGGTGTAGTAAACAACCAAGACAGTTTGGAGTGGGCATTTAGC